TAATATAATCAGGGTCATTTGCTACATATTTTTCTATTATGTTGTGTACTGTTGTACCACGAGATGAAGCAATACGAGATATCCTATTAGCCTCTTCCTCACCTACGCGTGCGCGCCACGCTTGTATAGCTTCTTCTGATAGTATTGATAGTACTGTCGTTACTGAAGCGTATTGATTTCCTTCTGGGTCTGTGTAAAATCTACCTTTATCACCGGTCACAGCTTCAAGGTCATTATATCCTAAGTCAATAGGTTCATGCTTAAAGTTCATTTTGTTTTTATATTGTCTCTGAGTCTTGGTGGCATACCACTTTTTATTCTGTCTTGGACTTCTTTCCAACCAGAACCAGCTCTTGATAGAACTGATTGACCACCATCATGGTCAATATTCATTTTAGAATAGTAAGATTGTATATGTGGATTTTCTTCTAAGAACTTTACTTTATCGTCATACGACATAATCTTTTCAAAGACTTCATCTGTATCATTATTTTTAAATTCATACGTTGGCATATTCAAACCACTCCGGTACTTTTCTTTTTGTCCATACCATATTAAACCTATGTTGTTTTGTTTGATAAAAAGCTCTGTATGATTCTATAGGACATTCCATCATACATTCGGGATTAGATTTCATGGCTAGTTTAAATTGAGTCATCTTTTTGACTGGTATATTATTAGGTGTTTTTTGTAATGGACCTCTTAGTTTAGTATCAGTCAAATGTTTTTTACCATACCTATATGTATATTCATCACATAAAGCTGCAAAATGTAAATAATGCCAACGATAATTATGCATAGATTCTCTAGTCCATATTGTACAAGGATGATTAAAATGACATGCTTTATAGAGTATATCTTCTCTCTCATCCTCCAATTTCCAATATTGAACTCGCACCTTACCAGATTTTGATGGTCTTCTTTCCATAGTACCATCTAGCATCCTATGAACTGTTGATAGCATTTGAGCTGATTCAACAATCATTTTAGGTACATGTTTATCGCATTGTTGTTGTGCTGCGATAACTGGATTATTGTCTAGTATAAACAAATTCATTTTTTAATTTTTTTCAACCATTTTGAACCATCACGTTCTGCATCTAGAAATACAGCATTTGTAAATCCAACTGGTAATATTACTGCAATATGAACTATAATACTTGTAACGATACTATAACCTAGCCAGCCCATATAATAAGCTGCTACAAATCCAAAGTATACACTCCATGCTGTAAAAAGTACAAGCGTAAAGTATAATTGTAAACTTGGGTCTTTAATAAAGCGTAATGGATTGTACCTATTATCCATAACTACTCTCCAGCAATTAACAACCCATGCCAATAATTTTAATAATTTAATTTTCATAATATATATTATAACACATTTTTTATGTTTTGTAAACTATTTCTTTTTCTTTTTCCTATGTAGTTTAGCGTATAGTTTATGTTGTCTTAACTCCCGTATATCTTTCACTAGTCTTCTTTTCTTTCTTGCTCTTGAAGACTTTATCATTCTGTCTCCTTGTTTAGTTAATTCCATAGTAATCTCCTGTAATTAAATTAAACATAACAAAACAGATTTTTCTATAGGCGTGCCTCCTATTTAACTATTAGATTTGGAAATGCATCACGAACTAATTTTTTCGTAATACCCTTATACTTCATTTTTTTGTCTTTAGCTGCAATAAGTAATTCAGCTTCTTCGACATGAAGTGTTTCAAGCAAATTTAAAAATAAGCTTTCTCTTTTCAAAGGCTTCATATCATTTGCTATTGGTCCTTTAAAGAAATATTTAAATTGAGTATATGCTTTGTTCAATATTGTATATTGATAATCTTTAGGAGCATCATCTTGACGATAATTTGGAGCTCCTTCAGGTAAAGCTGATACAATTGTATCATCATACTGAATTCTCAATATGTCTGTAAGACCTGGTGATTTATTGAGTTGAAGGAATTTAATCCTTTCATCTCTCTTTACGATTTTGCCTGCTTCTTCTAGGACTTCTGATACTAATTTTCTAGCCATTATAAAATTCCTCCACGACTTCAATTAAATGATTACATCTTTTCTTTATTAAATAATTCAATACTTTCATATTCGGTGTTTTTGCTTGACCGTTAAAATTATTTATAATAGATTCTTGTATGTCTTCTGGTATATCTGTCAAATCAATAAGCTTTTTATTTCTTTGATAGTTACGATATATCTCATCATCCATGTGTTCTCTTAAATTATCTGAATGTTCTAACCATTTATCAATCCTTGTTTGTCTTAATGGTGTTTGAGAATTTTCACTGATAAATGTATCATCAGCTGATAGAACATTTGGTATACCATCACCACTATCTCCTCTCATTATATGATTAAATAAATATGTTCTTGGATTTTTATCTGTGACAAATTTCTTTTGTATTGGCGACCATTGTTTTACATTTTTAAATTTTTGTAATTGTATAAAGTCTTTATCTGAAGATATAATCATTACTGGTTCATCCATACCAAACTCTTGTGTTTGCATAGCAAGTGTACCAATAATATCATCAGCTTCTACACCTTCCATGTGTATAACTTTATATGGTAAATAATCTCTTATTTCATCTCTCACAGTATGTAATATTCTAAATATTTCTGTCCAATCTTGAGATGATTCATCTCTATTCTTTTTACGAGCTGCTTTGTATTCTGGAAAGAATTCTTTTCTCCAAGTGTTCATACCATCTGCGCATATAACAACTTGGCCATATTCATCTCTATGTTTTTTATTATACATACGAATACTGTTAAGTATCATATGCCTTATCATACTTTCATCATTTAATTTTTGTACAATTATATTTGAAAGCGCTATTTGACTATAATCAATTAGTATCATCATCATCTCCTTTTGGGTCTAAGTCAAAGTCTGGTTCGAATATAAATTCTTTTTCACCATCTTCTGGTACAAAGGTATATAACTCTTCTTGAGCCTTTTCGTTTATAAGAATCATTTCTTTTATTTTGACATAAGCATTATCTAGTGTTTGATGTAATCCATGAGGTATACCATACCATCTGTTAAACATTGCATTTAACATATTAACAATAACAAACATATCTCTAGATTCTTGTTTTGTTTCATCTCTGAAATCCATGTCCATTAACGTTTCACTTACCTGACCAGTTGTAATAAACTCTTCTAATACTTCCATTAGGTAATGTGAACAATCAACGCAATCATTACTTAAAAAATTTAAGTTATCTTCTTCTTTTTTTGCTTCCTGTTCCTGTGGTGTAGGAAAAGGAATAACGTTATCTTTGTACTTTTTTGTCATATAATGTATATTATATCATACTTTTAGTCATTTGTAAACAAGTTTTTCACACTTTTTGAACCAATCCTACAATTAATTATACCATTATAATATTGTTCTGAGAGTAAAACTTCTCTTTCAAATTGCTCTTTTGTTTCTAAATAAGCGCATTCTCCTTTTGTTTTACATAAATGTAATATCTCTCTATAAAACATATCTTCACCACATTTTTTTACATCTTCTTGTAAATGCTTATTTGAACCCCAATAATCTCTCCAGTCTGATTCGACTTTTAATCTTTGTCTGCGTTTTCTTTTTTTGGTAATAGGAAGAGTTTTAGCTTTCCAAAAGAATTTTTTACCTATATATTTTTTATCTGTTGCTCGATTAGTTATACAATAAACAAACCCATACCATTCCTTTCCATATCTTTCGTAGGTAAAAGGTTCATCAGGAATAAACTTTAAACCTTGATACATCCAATCATTCATTAAAATCTAACTCGTCAGCGTCATCATCTGTAGGTTCACCACAATGAGGACAGAAATTTATTTTTAGTTCTCTATCGTCAGGCTTAATTACTATACGTGAATAGCAATATTCGCATTCTAAAATCATGATACTCTTGAATTAATTTCGTATCTTTGCAATGCATCATATCCACCAATTTTTTCTCCATCTATGATGATTTGTGGAAATGTTCTTGCTCCTGGAAATGTTGATAGCATTTCATCTCTATCAAAATCAGTTCCTAGTTGTTTATATTCGTATTCAAATCCTTTTTGTTCGCAAAGATTTTTTGCCATATCACAATATGGACATTGTGTTTTACCGTATATAATAATCACTTCATTGTCTCCTCAATAAATTTACTTATAGTATCTATATCTCCATCTGATAACATACCAGCTTGAGCCCACATAGTAGAACTCATCGAACCCACGGTTTCACGATTCTTGTACTGATATAATCTTTCAGATATATAAGACGAATCTCTTCCGGCGAGCGCAGGAAAAACCGCCATTCCCTCTCCATTTTGTCCATGGCACGCGGCACAACCGGCCCAAAGTCCTCTAATGGAACTATATGGGTCCGCATTGGCAATTTCTTTTTTCCTTTGTTCAATCTCAACAACCGTGCCATTAATTTTAACATATTCTTCATAACATTCTCCATAACATGAGTGGCCTCCACCAACTCCTGTATATTCTAAATTTGGATATACTTTGGCAGCAAAAAATATTCCTATTGCCATACATCCCATTAATACCATTCCTAATTCTTTCATACAAATTTTCCTATTAAATAAAAAGATAATAACATAAATCCAAACATACATACTTGTATTACAGATGCTACAGCAATCTGTTTCATAGGATGTACATCATGTAATTTTTCTACCCAAGATTCGCTTGGTGATAGATTAACTACCTGTAAAACTTTTTTTTCTTTCACAGCGATAATCCGGATAATGTTTTTTCATCTACATCTTGTTTAACTCCACCAACAACATAAGAACTTATCTCAGTTTCTTGTGGAGCGACCTGTACGTTTCCTCCAGATATCCATTTTTCTGTCCAAGGCAGTGGATTCATCTGAGGAACTGTGTATGGACAAGGTAAACCTAATGCTCTCATTCGTTTACAACCTATCCATTCTACGTAATTCTCTAATATTGATTTATTTAAACCAATCATTGAGCCATCTTTAAATAAGTATCTAGCCCATGCTTTTTCTTGTTCAATAACATCTACAAATAACTGTACAATTTCTTTTTCGTTTTGTTTTGCTATCTTTTCAAAGTCTTTATCTTCTTTTAACATATTTCTTAACATTACAGTTGTAGAAGCTAAATGTGTATTCTCATCTCTTGCAATAAACTTAATTATTTTAGCATTACCTTCCATTTTTTTAAGTTCAGCAAATGCCCAACTGCAGGCGAAGGAAACATAAAAACGGATTCCTTCAAGAGCATTCGCTGAAAGCATTGCCATATATAAAGACCTTTTATGTTGTAATTTATTTGTTGCACTATTATTATCGTTAATTAAATCATCGTAGTACTTTGCTATAGAATCGCTGCAATCTAATATTTCTTTTACATCTAATAACCCATCAAATACTTCAGATGGATTAGGATATATATTCCTAATAATATGAGTGTAGGAACGAGAATGTATTGTTTCAAAGAATGACCAAGTCTCAATCCAGTTTTCAATTTCGGGTAACGAAGCAATAGGAAGGAAAGCAAGGTTCGGGGCCCGACCTTGAACAGAGTCCAATAGTATTTGCCTTTTGAGATTAGAGGTGAAGATGTGTTTTTCATGGTCGGTAAGTTCTCCAAAATCTTTTTTGTCTTTAGATACATCAACTTCTTCTGGTCTCCAGAAAAAGCCTAATTGTTTATCAGTGATTTTTTCGACTTGTGGATATTTTACTTGGTCATATCTTGCAATATCGACTCCTTCATCAAAAAACATGTTTTTTTCTAAATGTGATTTTTTATTTTTTTGCAGTATTGTCACGTTCAAATTCCTTTAATTTTTTAAGTTCTCTTTCTACTATTTTTTCGATGTCTTCTACATCAGGAAGCATGCACCAATCTTCTTCAGATTGTACAGCTGTCGCAGTCTTCTTCTTCGATTTGTGTTGTTCCGCTGTCATATGTATGATGTTCGTCCTCTTTCATTTCTCCAGCTCCATCGAACGTGTTGAAATAATATAATTGTTTTAAACCGAGTTTGTACGCTGTAAATAAATCTTGTATCATTACAGACATGGGAATCTTATTGTCCTCATAGTTTTCGGGATTATAAGATGTGTTAACAGAGATTCCTTGGTCGATATATTTTTGTAATATACCACAAATACTTAAATATCCTTCAGGAGACTGTTGTTCCCAAAGTAAATCATATTTATTTTTAAGGTGATGATATCCAGGTACAACCTGGGCCATCACTCCATCTTTACTCTGTTTGTATGATACTAAAGCTCTTGGAGGTTCAATACCATTTGTACTATTACTTATTTGAGCGGATGTTTCTGCAGGCATTAATGCCATGAGAGTAGAGTTACGGATTCCAGTTTCTCTGAGTTGCTTACGCATATCTTTCCACGGTAATCTTTCTCTGTGCGCTATTAAATTATCTATCGCTTCTTTATAAGTATCGATAGGAAGTATTCCTTGAGAATATTTCGTATCAGTATTATATATCATTTTTCCTTTCTCAACTGCAAGGTTTGCTGAACTTTTTATTAAATAATATGACCAAGCTTCAGCATATTCATCAACTATCTTATAAGCTGATTCGTCATATTTAAGTCCTCTTTTTGCTAAGAAATAAGCTAAATTAATAATACCTACACCTAAAGGTCTTCTATTCATAGTACCTTTATGAGCTGCTGGTATTGGATAGCCTTGATAATCTAATAACTCATCTAATGCTCTTACAGCTAAATCACAGTATTTTTCAAATTCATGTGGTTCGTTTATTAAACCCCAATTGATAGCTGATAAAGTACAAAGAGATATTTCTCCGTCTTCATCGTCTGAACTATTAAGTGGAGTTGTTGGTAAATCGATTTCACAACATAGATTACTCATTCTTATTGGAGCTCTTTCTGCTATAAATGAGCCGTGGTCATTAGCATGGTCTACATTCATAAGATAAATTCTACCAGTATCTTTTCTTTCAGTTATAAATTGTTGAAATACTTCTAATGCTGGTAAAGATTTCTTTCTTATACTATGAGCTCTTTCGTATTTTTCGTATAGTTCTTTAAATTTATCTTGGTCAACAAAAAACGATTCATATAAACCTGGCACATCATTCGGGTCAAAGAAAGTTATATTACCACCTTCAATTAACCTTTCATACATAAGTTTATTGAATTGAAATGCATAATCCATGTGACGAACTCTTGTTTCATCTGTACCTTTATTGTTTTTCAATACAACTAAATCTTCAAATTCATAATGCCATAAAGGTAGATATACCGTAGCGGCTCCACCTCTTACACCACCTTGAGAACAAGATTTAACTGCACTTTGAAAATATTTTAAGAATGGAATAAGTCCAGTATGAACAACTGAACCATCTCCTATTTTAGCTCCTAAAGCTCTTATTGAACCAGCACCTATACCTATGCCAGCTTTTTTACTTATATATCGAACAATACTAGTAGCAGTAGAATTAATAGAATCAAGACTGTCTCCTGATTCGATGAGAACACAGGAACTAAATTGTCTAGTCGGCGTTCTAACTCCTGCCATGATTGGCGTAGGTAACGATATATAGAATTGAGATATTGCATCATAATAATCCTTTACGTATTTTAATCTATTATCTTTATAATTACTAAATAAAGTCATTGCAACCATCATATACAATACTTGAGGTGTTTCATATATTTTCTTAGTTCTTCTATCTTGAACTAAATACTTACCTCTAAATTGTTCCATACCAGCATAAGTAAATGTATCATCTCTTTCATGTTTGATATAATTACTTAATTCTACTATTTCATCTTCTGTATATAAATTAGTAATTTCTTTATCATATACACCAAGTTCAACATTTCTTTCTATAATAGATGTTAATGGTGGAACTGAATAGTCACCATAAGCTTCTTTTCTCATTTTATAAGAAATAAGTCTTGCTGCTACGAATTGATAATTGGGTGTATGTTCTGATATAAGTTCAGCGGCTGATTTAATAAGTAGCTCATGGATATCATAAGCTGGAATCTTATCAAATAATTGAATGTTAGCTTTAAGTTCTATTTCAGACATTGACACGCCTGATATATCTTCAACAGCCCATTCTAAAACTTTGTGAACTTTTTCTAAATCAAATGGTTGAATTGAACCATCTCGCTTAGTGACATTTATTGTATTTGTTCCATTCATAATAATATATATTATATCACAAATCTTATGATTTGTAAACGTTTATTTTACTTTATTTTCTAGTTTTTCAATACGTTTGATTAGTACTGGGTATGCATCAAACTCCTCTAATGGACATGGTGGATGAGAATCTTTTTCAAGTTTTTCTATTCTTTTGAGTAGTAGAGGATGCTTTTCAAACCATTTCTTTTCTTGTTTGATTATATCTATACCAATTTTTTCTTCAAGATACTTGTCTAATCTTAATAACCATTTTGGTTTATAGATTTTAAGCAATACTGTAATAACACCTTTACAGATATTTATTACAAGGCCAATCATGTTAGCCTCTTACATCAGCTGAAGCTTCAGGTTTTTCTATTTTAATCCCGACGCCTTGGCCTTTTTCGCCATCAGGCATCGTTACATCTCTATAATAGATTACAACTTCACCTAATTGTTTTAAATATCTTTTAAGTTCTTGCATATCTTCAGCCATAACTTTATAGTCACCAACTGTAGTTGCTACAAAAACTATTTCTCCATTGTTTTGTTCTTTCATATCATCCAGAAATCTATCTAAATAAGTATAGCCTTCTGGCCACTCTGGATTTTCTTTTTCTGATTGGTCGCATGTTTTTGGCCTTGTTAATTGATGTGTTCCATCTTCTTTAACAATATGATTACCTTGCTCATCAAGTTTCATAACCTGTTTACATGGATTTGCTATACGAGCTTCTGATACTACATACCATTTAGGTGCAGTAAGTTGAACTGGACGTGGTAAGTCCGGTTGCATAATATCTATTTGAACTGGTTTAGATACTATATCTATCTTTTTTGTTGGTAATAAACTACATCCACTAATTATTAGGATTAGTGAGATTGTACAAAGCTTCTGTATCATCTTCAAGACCCTCCATTACTTTTTCACTTGCGCCATTAAATCTATTTTCCATAAGGCCAGGCTTTTTAAGAGCAAGTACATCTAAATTATGCCTGGAGAATATTGCTAAATACTCTGCTTTTTCTTGTTCAATAAGAGCATTTTGTCTACTCATATTTTGTAAAGCCTTACCTTGTTTTTCATAACTTTCTCGTAAAGCTTCCATTGCCGCTTGTTGTTCTGCTACTGCACCTTCAAGCTTAATGTTATTTTCTTTTAATGTATTATTTTCAGTATATAAAAAGAATGTCACTAAACCTAATGCAACGAGTAGACCCATAGTTAATTGATTCATTATTCGTCCTCTATCTTATATCTCAAACCTTGCATACCTCTAATATGCACAGTTCTATTGTCATCAGTTCTAAACTTTAATTCTTTGAAATTTGCTTTGATTATTTTACGTACGTGCTCGTAGACTTGGTCGTCGCCATTGCCCCATTGATTATCATATGAAACGTGGATTGTATATCTTGTTATCCAAAAACTAGATAGCCAATACCAAAAATTTTTAAGATGATTCCAAACTCTAATAACAAAATCTTTCATATTATAATTTATTTATATCTACATTTAATACATCTAAAACTACTTTACGTAATTTTTTTTCATCAGTTTCCCAATGTTTACTATATCTATTAAATCTTATTTTACCCATACTTACACTTAAATCTCCGCCATTAACATCATAACCAGCTTTTTTAAATGCTTTTTCTACATCATATCTATAAGCGCTATTTCTTAATCTTAATTCGCCTGTTCTGTAGTATCTAAAATCGTTTTCATCAAATTCGTATGTATCTGTCCTAGAATTATATCTGCCTTCATCTATTTTGTTTTGTCCTTTTAGTAATTTTTTATTTCTTCTATCAAGTATTCTTCTAATAAATGCTTTGCCTTCTTTAGTTCTACCATCGTAAACTCTTTTCTTATGTTTTTTATGAGCAGCTTTAGGCATCATATCAGCTGGCATTGAAACTCCACCGCCACCTACTGAGTTTGCAGCTGCATCTTCCCACATTGCTTCGTATTCTTTAAATGTTCTTTTCATCGAGTTATATCTCCATTACTTACGTAAATGTCTTGATTTGTCTTTGTATGTTTCACTCTATAAATATTTATATTATGAAATGACCCGATTGGCTTTTGTAAAGTATCTACTTTAACTTGTGTATTTCTTAAAGCCACTATTTCTCCTGTAATTGGCGATGCCACATCTTCAGTTAATATATAATTACCTGGATATAAATTAGCTACTTCATCTTGATACCAAGTATTTTCATTTAGTTCATACGGGTCAATTTCTATATCCAATGCTTTTTCTAGCATTTCTAACATTTTCTTATCTGACATTTTTGTATGTTCTTTGATAAGAAAGAGAGCAGCTCCATATCTTGCTACTACTGAACGACCACCTGGAACTTTACCAATAAGTCTTTTAAGGTTAAAAACTAATCTATGAAAAACTGTATATGCTGCTTTTTCTTCTGGCTTAGTTCTTTGCTTTGCTTTTTTAAGAACTTTACCTTTGTCATCTACTATACCAAGTTTAAACGCTTTAGTCTTCTCGAACGGAGTGACGAGCAATTTCAAAAAACGAAATGCATAAAATAAATCTCCTGCTCTTGATACAAATGACATTATAGTTCTCTTAATACCTCTACTATGTTGGGGTCCATTATTACCTCAACCTTTTCATCCTCTGGCAGATAGTGAAGATATACTAAAAATGGTTTTATGTATTGATAGTGATTTTCATCTATCTTAAACCACATCATTTTATTACATGCTTCTATACCAAATACATTATAAAGAACTATTATGTGATTAAGTATTAATCTTTCCTGTAATTCACCATGTTCTTCGTATCTTGTAAGCAGCCTTTTAAGATATTTAAACCTCTTAATATCATCATCAAACTCCTGTTGTTTTTCAAGAGTAGGGTTGTCATAATTTTGCATTGCATATAACAACCAGTTTTGTTTGGTTATCGTATCAAACATTAATTACACTAATTTAGCGTAAACTTTAGACATTCCTGTTTTTAATGTTTCGTACTCAACTTGAAGCTTTAATCCACCTTCTTTTTTGTGAGAAATACCATCATCATTAATATCAGAACCATCTACGTCCTTACCAAATCTTCCTCCACCAAATTTAACTTCAGCTG